AAACAAGATCCAGATACCTGCGTTAGAGGATTAGTTAAAGACTGGCTAGAAACAAATGCACCCGAGGTTGTAGAACAATTAGATTTTGGTGATTTCGTTGAAGAACCAGAAATAGCGGCAGAACCGGAAGCAGTTCCCCAAGAAGCCAGCGATCCTAATCATCCAGAATATGATAAACAAGATGATTACGATCTTCCGCCAAGCGCAAGAGGCAAAGGCACAGACAAATATCGTTTACCGGATACACAAAAACACGACGATAGACATAAGCGTGATTTCCAAAAACGAGCAGGCACATATAAAGAAGAAGGTGAATCGCAAATCAATGTTCAAGAACTAGCAGAATTTATCCAGTCATTTTATGATAAAGAGTCTAATAGTTTTCCCAAAGGCCCGGAAGGTGTTTGTGTAATGGTAGGCAAAAAGTTTGGTGAACAGGCAGAACAAGTTGCTCGCAAGTTTGTAGAAAGAATGGCACCACAACAAACCACTGAACATAATCCAGAACTACAAGAATTGGCTAGAATGAAAGAATTAGCAGGCATGTAAAATCAAATATCTACAAAATTGGGCACTTAGGTGCCTTTTTTTGTGGCCAAGATGTCAACTTTCTTTTGAGCAATAACGTTATATATATACGCACAGCAATTTCGCTGTCGTAAACTAAAAAAGGAGATTTCATATGAAATCAATCGTAACATTAGTAGCATCATTATTTGCAGTAAGCGCATTTGCACAAGCACCAGCAGCTCCAGCCAAGAAAGAGGAAGCCAAACCAGCAGCAGCTAAACCAGCTGATGCTAAAGCTGCTCCTAAAAGTGAGCCAGCTAAGAAAGACGACAAAAAAGCAGAACCTGCTAAGAAGTAATCCAGCTACACCTATTCTTCTTACTTTAGATACTGAAGAAGACGAATGGGAAGCAGATGATATCATATATGTTGGATATCGTCGTCCAGAACTCGTAAAAGATAATGTCATCGACGATGATCTTAGCGAGGAAATAAAATGGAGATTATTTCTAGCTAGACAGCTAGCTCTTTTGAAGTATAAAGAAAAGTGGGCATGACCCACTTTTCTTTTGGCGAAAAAATCTCACAAAATCATTGACCTTGCTAAATAAACTACGCATAATAACAATATGCGTAAGGCATACATTTTAAGGCAAAATTATAGGAGGCTAAATTAAAATGGCAACATTAGCAGAAATTCGTGCAAAACTTCAAGAAGCACAATCAAAGAGCACTGGCTCTACATCAGGCGCCGGCGACAACGCAATTTACCCACACTGGAATATGCAAGAAGGCAAAGAAGCCGTAGTACGTTTCTTACCTGATGGCAATACCAACAACACTTTCTTCTGGGTAGAACGTGCAATGATTAAATTGCCGTTTGCAGGCATTAAAGGAGAAACTGATAGTCGTCAAGTTCAAGTGCAAGTCCCTTGCGTTGAAATGTACAACGATGGTACAGTTTGTCCAATCCTTTCAGAAGTTCGCGGTTGGTTCAAGGACAAGAGCCTTGAAGATATGGGTCGTAAGTACTGGAAAAAGCGTTCTTACATTTTCCAAGGATTTGTTGTTGAAGATCCGCTCAAAGAAGATTCACAACCAGAAAACCCAATCCGTAGATTCATCATCGGTCCTCAGATCTATCAGATCATCCGTGCAGCCTTGATGGACAGTGAAATTGAAGAATTGCCAACAGACACATTACGAGGTCTAGATTTCCGAATCGCTAAGACCAGCAAAGGCGGTTTTGCTGATTATTCTACTTCTAAGTGGAGCCGTCGTGAAAGATCACTAAGTGATGCTGAACAGGCTGCTATCGAAAAGTTTGGCCTTTTCAATCTCAACGACTTCTTGCCCAAGAAGCCAACTGATGTTGAACTCAAAGTAATGAAAGAAATGTTTGAAGCATCTGTTAATGGTGATGCTTACGACATGGATCGTTGGGGTCAATATTTCAAACCAGCAGGTATGAGCTCAGCCACTGGCGATCCTAATAAGCCTGCAGCCAGCGCACCTGTAGATGATGCAGATGATGAGCCAGCACCAGTTGCCAAGGCAGCACCAGCAGTTCAATCTGCTCCAGCTGCTAGCAACAGTGATGGAAATAGTCGTGCCCAAGACATCTTGGCCATGATTCGCAATCGTCAAAAACAATAACGATAAAGTAAGAGTGCGAGCCAGTCTCGCACTCTCTTACCACTACAGGGAATTAATATGGCAAAAGCATTTGATATTAGTAAATTTAGAAAATCAATAACAAAGAATATAGAAGGATTGAGCATCGGTTTCAATGATCCTACAGACTGGATTCAAACCGGTAATTATGCTCTAAACTATTTGATTAGCGGAGATTTTCACAAAGGTGTACCACTAGGAAAGGTTACAGTGTTTGCAGGAGAATCCGGTGCAGGCAAAAGTTTTATCTGCTCAGGAAACCTAATTCGTAACGCACAACAACAGGGCATATATTGTATCTTAATCGATTCAGAAAACGCACTCGATGAAGAATGGCTTAAGGCTCTCGGTGTAGATACCAGCGAAGACAAACTTCTCAAACTTAATATGGCAATGATCGATGATGTAGCCAAAACTATCAACGAGTTCATGACAGAATATAAAGCGATGCCCGATGATAACAAACCAAAAGTGTTGTTTGTTATTGACAGCCTCGGTATGTTGTTAACTCCTACAGATGTTAATCAGTTTGAAGCAGGAGACTTAAAAGGAGATATGGGTCGTAAGCCTAAAGCTCTTACAGCATTGGTTCGTAATTGCGTTAATATGTTTGGTAGTGCTAATGTTGGCTTGGTGGCTACAAATCACACATACGCTAGCCAAGATATGTTCGATCCAGATGACAAGATTTCAGGAGGACAAGGCTTCATTTATGCAAGTTCTATTGTAGTTGCCATGAAGAAGTTAAAGTTAAAAGAAGATGATGATGGTAATAAAATTTCAGAGGTGCGTGGAATTCGTGCTGCCTGTAAGGTAATGAAAACACGATACGCAAAACCTTTTGAAAGTGTGCAAGTAAAAATTCCTTACGAAACAGGTATGAATCCATATAGTGGACTGGTCGACTTGTTTGAAGCCAAAGGGATGCTCAAGAAAGAAGGTAATAGTCTTGCATATGTAACTTCAGATGGTGAAATAATCAAACAGTTTCGCAAAGCCTGGGAACGAAATGAAAATCAAGGTTTAGATAAAATAATGGAAGACATTTCGAAACATGGTGAAAAATCTGTTTCTGGGATAACTAATACAGTTGTAACTGAAACGGAGATTGCTGAATGAAAGAAGATTTGATTGCCGACCTGTGGAGCGTCGTTGTTGAACATATTCCTGAAAAACAACGTGCAGATGTAGCAGCAGATTTTGTGAACACACTGCTTGACTATGGTATCAAAGACAGCGTATTAGAGAGCTTACAAGGTATCGATCCATATCTTGATGATGCTATCGAATACGCAATCGATGGTGAAGAAATTGAAAATGACGAAGATTATTACGAAGATGAGGAATAAATGAATTGGTATGATCGAGTTTCTAAGGATATTTCAAACATACCAGACGCAGTGGCATATTATGAAGCCGAATTATTGGCTGCAAAAAATGACGCTCGCATAGCGGGAAACATAGAAAAGGCAGCAGCCTCCATGCCCGGTATCGTAGAAAATCGATTTAACCAACTTCAAGAGATTGAAGGTATTTTAGAATATCTTAATATTGAACTTCGTAGACTTCGCAGTCAACACTTTCGCAAATATCTTGAAAACTATCAACGAGCTTTGTCCTCTAGAGACTGTGAAAAGTTTGTAGAGGGCGAAGCTGACGTTGTAGATTTTGAAAAAATTATCAACGACTTTGCTCTACTACGCAACAAATGGTTGGGCATTATCAAAGCACTTGATATTAAACAATGGCAAATCTCAAATATTGTTAAATTGAGAACTGCCGGATTAGAAGATGCAACTCTATGAACGTATTAGTAACAGGCGGTCTTGGCCTTATCGGTCATAATATTGTTCAAAAATTACATAATCTAGGTCACAAAGTCATTGTTTATGATAACTGTACCAACTACGGTATTATACCTCAGCTAGAACTAGATTATTTAATAACTGAGCGCAAAAAGTTAATCGCCGATGTCGAAATCTATGAAATGGACATTCTACAAGGCAGTATGTTTGATTGGCTTCTTCCTCATCATAACATTGAAGCCATTATACACCTTGCCTCTTTTCCTCGACAAAAAGTAGTCAATGCCAATCCGACTTGGGGTAGTACAGTTATGAGCACTGGACTGTTGATGCTGTTAGAAAAAGCAGTAGAACACGGTGTTCGTAGATTTACCTATGCTAGTTCCAGCATGGTGTATGGAGATTTTAAAGATTACGTTACAGAAGACGCCATATGTCGACCACAGGGTCAATATGGTATTCTCAAACTAGCAGGCGAATGGTTAGTCAAAGACTATAGTCGTAAGTACAATATCGAACACACTATTCTAAGACCTAGTGCGGTGTATGGTCCTCTCGATGTAGAAGATCGAGTGATATCAAAATTTTTACTTACTGCTATGCGAGATCAAACTCTTAAGGTAAACGGTGTGAATGAAACTCTAGACTTTACCTATGTTGATGATGCCGCAGAAGGATTTGTTAATGCTACACTTTCTAGTAGAGCAGCAAATGGAACATATAACATAACAAAGAGTCATAGTAAAACCTTGTTAGCGGCAGCTGAATTAGCTATTAAACTAGTCGGCAAAGGACGTATAGAAGTACGAGATAAAGATGCAGATTTCCCCAGTCGAGGAGCATTAGATATTACAGCGGCTCGTAGAGATTTTAATTTTGATCCTAAAATAGATATAGACGAGGGTTTCGAAATCTACTATCAATGGTTAAAAAATTCTTCATATTGGCAATCTAATCTTTAATCGTCAATAATCTGACCATATAAATAAGACTATGAAAATAGTCTTAGTTACAGGGGGATTCGATCCCATACATTCTGGGCATATCGCCTATTTCAAATCAGCACGAACGTTAGGAGATATGCTTCTAGTAGGCATTAATTCCGATGAATGGCTTGTTCGAAAAAAGGGTCGCGCATTTATGCCCTGGAACGAGCGTTTATGTATTGTAAACAACCTATCAATGGTTGACGAAGTTTATACTTTTGACGACGAAGATGGATCTGCTAAACATTTCATACAACAAGTCAGAGCGCATTATCCGGATGCTGAATTAATATTTGCCAACGGTGGCGACAGGACCAAAGACAATATTCCAGAAATGGATGTCGTAGATCCTAACATTAAATTTGTTTTTGGCATAGGCGGGGAAGATAAAAAAAATTCTAGTAGTTGGATATTAACTGAATGGAAAGCACCCAAGACCGAACGAAATTGGGGTTACTTTAGAGTTTTACACGAACCAAATAAAAAAACAAAACTTAAAGAATTAACTGTAGATCCCGGCAAGTCATTAAGTATGCAACGCCACTCAGATCGAGCAGAATTTTGGTTTGTATCTGAAGGAGAGGCTACATTATATACTGTTAATGTTAAAACAGATGCGGAACTTGTAGGAAAATTTACTGAACATCAACATATGTGGATTCCTAAAACGGCTTGGCATCAATTAGCCAACGAGTCAGAGCAACCTCTAAAAATTATAGAAATACAATTCGGAGAAGAATGTGTCGAAGAGGACATAGAAAGAAGATGAAAGTATTTGTAGGCTACGATATTAGGGAAGATATTGCATATCAAGTATGCGAATACAGTATTAAAAAACATCAATCATCAGCAGAAGTGATTCCTCTCAAACAAAAAGAATTAAGAGAAAGCGGAATTTATACAAGAGCTATAGATCCTCTAAGTTCCACAGAATTTACCTTTACAAGATTTTTAGTTCCTTACCTTGCAGATTATAAAGGATGGGCTGTGTTTATAGACTGCGATTTTGTATTTGTCGATGATGTAAAACAGTTATTCAATCAAGCAGATGACAAATACGCAGCTATGGTAGTTAAACATGATTATACTCCCAAAGAAGGATTAAAAATGGATGGCTGTAAACAGTTACCATATCCCAGAAAAAACTGGAGTTCCACTATATTATGGAACTGTGGTCATCCGTCTAATAAACAAATCACTCCAGATGTTGTGAACTCGCAGACAGGACAATATCTGCACAGATTTCAATGGTTGGATGATTCAGAAATAGGAGAATTATCTCCAGAATGGAATTGGCTGGCAGGATGGTATGAAGAGCCCAGGGACGGAAAACCTAAAGCAATACATTATACTGAAGGCGGTCCTTGGTTCAAAGAATACAGACGATGTGACTATCACAAAGTGTGGAAAAAATATCTGCGTGAAATGTTAAAATGATTTTTTTAAGTAAAGACGGCGAAGATCCGTACATTAATATGTTTGCCAACGGCTGCAACGGTTCAATTGTCAATACAGAAAATTTTAACTATAATAACAGTAGCGATCCTATAGTATTACGAGGTATTCTTAAAAAGAAAATAATACATAGATGTTGGCAAGAAGGCCGAACATTTTATTATATGGACACCGGATATTTCGGAAACGAAGCTAAAGATTCAAACCCGTATGGTTGGAAATATTGGCATAGAATCGTAAAAAATAATTTGCAGCACGGGGAAATCGTCCCCCGTAAGGATGATAGATTTAAAAATTTTAATAAAAAATTTCATCCCTGGAAGAAAAACGGTAGAAAGATCCTAATAGCTAAACCGGATGAAAAGCCGATGAGATTCTACGATTATGATTTAGAAATATGGTTACAATCTACTATAGAAGAAATTAAAAAATATACAGACAGACCTATAGAAATAAGAGATAGAGCAGCTAAGAGAGCAGATAGAGTGTTGCATAATACATTACAAGAAGCATTAGATGATGATGTTTTTGCGTTAGTCACTTTTAATAGTGTAGCAGCTACGGAATCAATTTTCCACGGCATTCCAGCATTTACATTAGCACCTTGCAATGCTGCGAGTCCAGTATCATTACAAGACCTATCAAAAATTAATGAACCATATTATCCCGATTCCGATAAAAGATATGCTTGGGCCTGTCATCTTTCTTATGGTCAATTTCATATCTCTGAATTAAAGAACGGAAAAGCGATGGAGATGTTATTGTCATGAAAGAATTATCTTTAGAAGAGTCTTTTGTTCAAGGTTCTAAGAATTTTTGTACAACCAATATACAAGAAACTCCTAAGCCGATGGTTGTTCGAGGAGTCACTAGTAAAAGCGAAATAGTCGAATGCCAAAAAAATAATAGAGATTTCTACTACATAGATACCGGATATGTAGGGAATTTTCCTAGCAAAGGAAATTCTTCCGGTAAAAAAATATGGCATCGAGTAGTTAAGAATGATCTACAACATACGACTCCGTTAGATGTTCCACAAGATCGATGGAATAATTTATTGGAACAAGATAATAGGTTAAGATGGACAGGATGGAAAACTTATAATAAAAAAATATTATTAGTCTTACCTAATCCTAAAGCCTGCAGATATTATGATATAGATTGTGATCAGTGGATTAAAGAAACTACTGAAAAGATTAAAACATATTCAGATCTTCCTATAGAAATAAGAGTAAAAGGTGCAAGAAGTGAAAGAAATCACGGTTATTCAATATATTCGGCGTTTGATAGCGGAGTATATGCTACTGTATCTTTTAATAGCATAGCTTCGTTAGAGAGTGTTTTATACGGCATTCCGGCCTTTGTATCAGTTCCTTGTGCTGCTTCAACAATAGCATCTAACGATCTTTCAACTTTAAAAAATCCGTTTAAACCAGATTTAAAATCTATACAGAAAATATGTAATACAATTGCATATGGACAATTTACACAAGAAGAATTATTTAACGGAAATGCTTGGAGAATAATCAATGAAATTACTAGTTAATGATAAAGAATTAGCTCATTATTTGATTTCTCTTTTAGACTTATATTCTGTTTGCTCTAAAATTGAACTTAGAGACGATTGCGTCAACGATGCTATTAGTAAAGTTATCGAGAAAAGAAATCATCATAAATTCGATATTGAAAAAACGAGAGCTAAACTAAAACAAATCCTTTTTAGAGGAGTTAGAAAAGATCTCGAGATATGGGTAAGTAAAG